CTTGTTGGCCCACATTGTTTGTCTCAATCAGCACATAGGCTTGATTGTATCTGTTAGCTAAAGCATAAATTACCGTTGGAAAAAACAATAGTGGTAACTTATTATTTCTATATCTGGCAACTTGTTTGTATGGGGCTTCTGTAGCATCAATAATATTGATGGTGTGATAATCTAGACCAACACCTTCCGCACAATCTACAGTAGCAATGTATATGCGACCTGGGCGTGGGTCTTCATAGATAAAGAGATTTCCGTCATCATCAATTCGCATCGGATCATGAAACGCAAGTGAACGAAGTTTTGCACCGGAAATCAGAGTTGCTGATGAGCCAATAAACTCTGTTTCAAATTCTTGTCTGAATTGTTCTTCAGAAGTGTTTCGTATTGTTTCTTCTTTCCACTTCTCATCACGACCTGGTACCATTGACCAGTGAATCTCAAGTGTTTTATATGTTGAACGCTTTTCAATTGCATCTGTCCACATTTTGTAGAACAGATTCAACCCGTTTGGTGTAGAAACAATAATTACTTTTGATGTTTTACCAGATGAGATAACAGGGTAAGTAGAAGTAAAAAAGTCTACCGCCATGTTGTGTGGCACGAACGCAAATTCATCAAGGAAGATTAAATTATATGTACCACCCCGAACACCGGCTGCTGATGTTGCATATGCATAAATCTTTGAGCCGTTTTCTAATTCAATCGAACGTTTGTTCCAATTGATGATACCTTGCTGAAGCCACATGGGTAGATACTCATATGCTTTCTGTATCTTAGCCAAAATGTCTTGTGCAAGTTGAAGTTTGTTAGCAAGAATACCAATTACAAACTCTTCATTGAACAGTGCAGACCAAAGCATGTAACCAACAGTCGTAGTTGTTTTACCAACCTGACGTGGCATCTTTGCAATAACAAAACGATTGTTATGAAACTGCGTGACCATCTCTTCCTGAAATGGCCACATGTCAAACGGAACAAGACCTTTATCTACGTTGACAATCTTAACGTAGGTTTTAATAAAGTATACTGGATCTTCAGAACACTTTACAATTTCTTTTAATTGCTCTTCAGTATAGGATAATTCAACACCGACTCGTTTGAGCCTGGAATTTCCGAGATAGCCGTCATCCATTTTTCATTTTACTCATAGCCAATTTTGTTGCCTCAGATATTCGTTTTTTCTGTTCGTCTGTTCTTTTCTTGCCTTTATTTGAAACAGAGATTTTTTGTTTTACTTCTTCAGAAAAAGCAGAACGTTTTTGTTTTTTTGCAGATTCAGATAATTTTTTTCGATGTTCTTCGGTAAAAGATTTTCTTTTTTTACCTTTCCATACCAGACTCAACTTTTCTTTTGTTTCGTCCGAAATGATTCTGGTTTTACTCAGTTCACCTAAAAACGATTTGGTTTTTTCAGTGTGTTTATAACCAGAAACTCCTTCACCACCGTCAGTTAGATTTGCTAATTTCATATTCATCTTACGATACTTGTCTATTAGTTCAACCTCAACTAACAAAGCAAGTTCTTCATCTAAATTATCAAAAATGATTTCTGATGAAAAGCCGCATTTATTGACAATATTATGCCAATAATTATTTCGGTTAGATGTTTCTACGTGACGGTAATCACAACCTTTACCAACATAAAAAATAGTATTTTCATCTAATCTTCTATGTTGATAAACATAAAACTTATCCATAATTTAGCGTGTAAAACTCTTAAGCATCCAACCATGTTTTTGATGAGCATCTAAAATGTCTTGTAAGAAGTTGCCTACCGCAGGTTCGTCTGCTGCGTCTGCAAGTGCAATACCGGTACGCAATTCCATAATGTACTTGTCGTTATCTTGAGCAAGTTCAGACATCATTACGATTGGTGCAGGTATTGCTATGTTAAAAACGATCTTTGACAGTTCACTCATTCTTGCAAGAGTTGTTGGTGCATAAGAATTCAATGCACGAATATGTTCTGCGATTGAATCAGTTTGGTCAAACACCGAATCATAAAAGTCTCCTAAGAAACCATGATACTGTGCAAAGTCTGGACCTTCTACATTCCAATGAAAAGTGTGTGCCTTAAAATACAAAGCAAAGTTTGTACCTAAGATAACTTTCATTTGTTCGATTAATTGTTCCATGATTTTATTTATTCCCTTTAATCATTTTGAGTAATTCGTTAGTGGAGCCAACAAAGACGGCTTTGTCTATGTTGACTCCTTTACTAGTTTCAGATTGAGGTGCAAGCTCTTTTTTTCTTTTCTGTAACTCTAGTAAATCTTTATTCATCTCAGCCAGACTTTTCATCATTGTGGCTAAGACTTCGTATGCTCTTGGTGATTCTGATTGATTTGCGACAGATGCAAGTTCAGTTAATGCTTTGTTGCCGTTACTAATTAGTTCACGCATATTGGTACGTGCAAACTCAGCGTCAGCATCAATCTGATTGGTATTATCCTCAATCACAACAGGCAAAGTTTCTATTGTCTTTTCTTCGATGGGTTCGACATCAAAAATTTCAGATAAGTTTTTGTTTAGTTTTTTCATGATAATGTATCAGGCCATTCTATAATTGTTTCAATAAAACCAAAGCTAGAATTTGGTAATGCTGATGTTGGACTAGGCTCAGTAATCACAGCCGCAGCGTTAATTGAATTGCCATCAAGTGTAGCTACGTTATATTTTGCACCAGAGTAATCGCCCGTAAGTGTATACCCAGGCTTAACGTAATCATTACCTCCAGTAATTACAAGAGTGCCAAGTGCAGTATTGCTGAAATACTCTACTGTACCAAAGAAGCCGTTTGCAGAGTCACGAATCGTTTCACCTGTAGTGAACACGTTATTACCATTTGCATAGTCAACATAAACTTTTTGCAACTGTTTAGATGTAAGGTCAATGTTGAGGTTGGTATTGGCTGCATTAATAATTTTGCCAGACTTGACTGGTGGCCAGATGAAACTCTTAGCAGTAAAAGTTAAATCCCAAATGATGATTCTTGTGGTACCGTCAGACATACCACCTTCGTACTCAACTGTAGATGCAACAGAATTCAATATGATAGGCACAGTGTATTTTTGACCCATTTGTGGAATAAAATCTACAACCACGCTGAAATCTGGAGTAAAGAATGGTAGAATTTGTTCTAGTATTTGTGTACCATCTTCAGTGTTGCGGACATAAATCGATAAACTGAATTCATAGTTGTATGGTACAGGAACAAACTGTGTGTTGACACCTGTGTTTGTTGCACCAGCAAAATTCTGTAGTGTTGAAATTTGTTTACGACTTACATCATACTCAAGACTGTCAAGATTAAATGACATTCTTGGTATTACAGAGTTAACTGATTTGACCAAGTTTGGATCAGAAGTAATCTGTGTCAGATATCTTTCTTTTGGTCCATATGATAATGGTACTTTTAGTTTTTCTTTTGGTGCGCCTGCTTGTGTATAACGAACGATTTCGAGATCATTAAACATCGTACCAAACACAACGACCATCTTACGAATGGTGCGGTGATAGAACTGTGCATTACCTAACATTACGGTTCTCCAAACGGATTAACTTCCGTAAAGTCGATGATGTTATCGCTGGCTGCTTCGATTCGAGCATTGTCAATAATATCTTCGAATGCTGTATTTTGAACTGGAGCATCAGACGCTAGTGTGACTGTCCATTGTGCGGAACTTGTATTACCTTTTACGTTAGCTGATGCGGTAAAATCACCCTGCATACGATAAACATCGATGTATGCATTTGGTTGAAAATCATATACTAATGCTTGTGCTGTAGCCGAAGAAAGATTAGAACCTTGATAAACTATTTCATCGTTTAAGAATTTACCTGATCCGGCACCTAAAGAAATTCTAAGTTTTGGATAATAATTTCGAATATTGCTGTCGATTTCCGTAACGCCTGTTTCGATAATCTCACTTGAAAAATAAAACTGTTTCATCTTCAATGCGTACACATATACATTGCCACCACGGCCACGACCCAATGTATAGAACATGGCTTGATCGTTCTCTGATTCTACACTGGTAATCTCAAAGAAACTTGTGGTCATCGGTATGTAGATCAAGTCACCCTCAAGAGGTCTTGTTAAACCGTTGACCGCATATCTAAATCTTAGCCTTGAAACAAGCAATGTTGCTTCATCACGAATTTCTAATCCAAACTTAGATATAAAGTCTTGTTCACCATCAAAACCGTTTACATTTTCTAGATACATTTCAATTGGATGTGCAGTGCGATATTCTTTTAGAACATCTTCACCAAATAGATAATCTACTTGATCACGTGTTGTACGTGGCAAATAATAAACATCCAAGCCATAGATTTTTAATGCTTCGATAACAAGATTTTCGACAAGCAGTTGCTCGGGAGTGATAACATTGCCACCCCCAAGTCTGCTTGGAAAATTATTGAAGTAAAAGTTAGTTGACATTAGCCTGTAAAGATTTCTGACGGCAGTGAACCCATCATGTAAATCTGTTCTTCCATTTCTTTGATTTCTTCTGACGCTTCATCATAAATCTTCTGACCATTCAGTGTAACACCACCTGGCATTTGGATGCCCTCAAACTTTTTGAGATTGTTGCCCCACTGCTGTTTAATTTTTGCTGTGGCTAATTGCTTCAGAAAACGATCATTCCACACATCAGTCGTACCTTCAATTTGAATAGCAGAATTATTATGAGTTAATGTTGGTGGTCCAACTAGTGTCAGACTTGTGGGTGACTCAATGTTGCCAACTTGTTTCGATTCTGTACCGATTGTGATAAAATCAAACGGAACAATTTCTTGATCAAATTTTGTACCATATCCTGTAATTGTATTTGATGATGGTGAACCCGTAACTGTACCTGTCAATACAACTGTTTCTGGTCGAATTGTACGATAGCATTCAACTACAACCCAATCGCCAGGATGAACATCTCTTGACCAATCGATGTCTAAGAATACTTTATTCTGATGACGATTAAATCTAAATTGTGGTGTGCCAGAGAATAATAGATTCAGGGTACGTAAATGTTGCATCGTGATTTCATATGACACATACGATACCGATGTAAAGTCATACAAATCATGTAGACGTAATTGATATCGCAAGTCAAACATATTAATCGATGCGTTTGACTGATCAAATGGAAAAATACCTGTAACAAATTGTACCGCATCTGGGCAATAAATCCACTGGCGATCAATATCTGCCTGAGTAATTTGATGCTTCATAAACAGTTTCTCTGTGCCATCATAGTGATAATCACGCCAGAAATTTAAAGCATCATCAATACGATCATCCACTTGATCATCATCAACGTTGATTTCGATGACTGGCCAACCTAATCTACGCAGGCAGTAATCTTTGAATTGTTGTCTTGTGTTTATAGTTGCCATCTTTACATTCCGCCAAATAGGAAAGCATCATCAAAAATGTCAGGAGGTGAAACAATGTTATTTCCACTTACTGCGTTATTTGCAATTAAATTGCCTGTGATTTGTTGAGCAACAATATTATTACTACGAATAGCATTATCCACAATATTATTACCCGAAACCGCTCCAGCAGTAATCAAATTGCCAGTAATAGCACCTACTTGAATTACTCCAGTTTGAACTCTCTGTATCATTATACTTTGTCTTTAAAATTAATCTTCTTCATAAGTTATTTTAGGTGATTTACTTACCGTTTCTAGTAATATTTGTTGTCCCACTTCGTTTGCTTTTACCATCTCATTTCTAAAACTTTCGACAGCAGCACCAGTCTGTCTTTGTTGTTGACTGTTTTCTATCAGCAATACTGGAAGCCAGGTAATAGCACAATTCCATTCGTCAACTTCTTTACCAGTATTTGGATTAGTTCCTCTTACTTGTGTGAACCAAGAACACTTTATTCCAACACAATCTTTTTTAAGTAACGGACAAAAGTCACCGGGTTTAATTTGCATAATATTTCCATATTAAATTATGCCCAGACTGGAATGGGCTCTTCTGGCCACTCTACTTCACCTGGAACAGGATTGAAAAACATTTCACGAATGACTGCTCTGTAAGCGTCAAATTCAGACTTATTTAGTATGTTGACATCAGGCAGATAAACGTAGTCGGTGTTGAACAGTTTGACCTTAGCAGTCTCTTTATTGTCTTGAGCCGTGTTTACATATGGTTGTTTACGAATTTCATCTTTAATCAACCACTCTTCCACTAACGGTAAGTATTCATCAACTGAAGTCACTCTAGTGTTTGGTGGTTGAATCCCATTTTCATCTCTTTCATATTGCAATTCGCCATATCCTTTTGGTCCATACCAATGAACAAATGTGACATCTGATGGAATCATATTACTCAAATCAAATTCATCCATACAATCACCATTCAGACAAACAACGCCATCTGCTTTTACAAGAGTTAAATTATAATCGTTTAAATTTATCATATTAGTCCTTTGTCGCTATAATTGCATCCACATATCGCACACCAAAATCTAAAGCAGTGCCAGTAAATGAGCCAGACCATGATGGCTGAGTGAAACCGTGACCGTGTGCTTCACCACTACCTGAACCTAATGTGGGTGATGTTGCTGTTCGGTTTGTAGAACCAGAAGCTGAACCGCCAATACGTGTACCCGTGGTTGTCATTGTTGCACTAGATGACATAAGTTGTTCGGTATGAGCATGTGATGCAAGTTGTCCAGTTGTAAGACCTGAATCGGAAACACCACCACCAGAGTTAGTGCCTGAAACTGAACCTGCCGGAGTTCTGTTTACAAAAGTTGAACTGAATGCAGTGTTACCACCACTACTCACTGAACCAGAAACAATACGAAGTGCTTTATCATTATGCGTAACT